ACGACGGGAACGTTGACGACGGTTGCACAGACGGCGACGGTCGCGCTCCCGAGCGATTATCTTGAGGCTCGCGCGCTGCTTTTGCAGACCGACCCGGTTGTTAACCTATCGTTCGTCACGTCTTCGCAGTTGGCGACGAATTGGCCAAATGCATCGGGGTACGGCCAGCCATCGGAATACACGGTCATCGGGTCCAACGTGAAACTCGGTCGCGTACCGGACGCGGTTTACAACATCGAATTGGAATACTACCAAAAAATCCCCGCGCTTTCGGATTCCAACACCACAAACTGGCTGCTGACGAACTACCCCGACGTTTACCTGTGGGGCTCATTGCTGGCTGCGGCGCCGTTTATCAAGGACGACGAGCGTATCCCGATGTGGGGCTCGTTCCTTCAACGTGCAATCGAGGGGTTGGGCCAGGAATCGGACAGGTCCTTGTGGTCGGCCGGTCCTCTTTCGACTCGCGTCAGCGTCACGGTCGCTTAAATGCTGGTCCCGTTCGGCGAGTACATGCCGGATATGCCGAGTTTGGGCAATCCGGGGGCAACGGTTGCGCTAAACGTCTATCCGAGGACACCGACAAGCTACGGCCCCATCGCGGATTTGTCGGTTTACTCCGATGCGCTGACGGCAAGATGCCAGGGAGCCTTTGCGGGTCGGGATACGTCTGGAAACCCGTCCGTTTTCGCCGGGGATGCGTCGAAACTCTACAAAATATCGGCGGCTTCGTTCTCCGATGTGTCGGTTTCGGGTGGGTACACGACCGGATCGGACGAAAAATGGAGTTTCACGCAGTATGGCGCGCGGGTCATCGCGACGAATTACGCCAATGCCGTCCAGTCCTACGTTTTGGGCTCGTCTTCGGCCTTCGCGGCTCTTTCTGGTAACGCTCCAAAGGGCAGGCATGTAACGACGTGGCGGGATTTCGTTGTTCTTGGGAATGTGGATGACGGAACTTACGGCGTTGGGGCCATGCCCGATGGCGTTTGGTGGTGCGCTCAAGACGATCCGACCAGTTGGCCGACTCCCGGCTCCAGCCAATCGGATTATCAGCGCCTTCCCGGTGGCGGATGGGTGCAAGCGGTGGTCGGTGCTGTCGGTGGTGCCGATGGCTTGGTGATTTGCGAGACTTCGATCTATCGGGCGACTTACGAAGGCCCGCCGACGATCTTCAGATTTGATGAAATCGAGCGATCCAGGGGGACGCCTGCGCCGGGAAGCGTGATTTCAAACGGTCGTGTCGTGTTCTACCTGGGCGAAGACGGCTTCTACATGTGCGACGGCGCCCAATCCATCCCGATTGGCAACAGCAAGGTAGACAAGACGTTTTACGCCGATCTTGACCAGTCGTATTTCCATCGGATCACGGCGGCGGTAGACCCGATCAATAAACTTGTGATCTGGTCTTACCCCGGCTCCGGCTCTGGCGGAACGCCGGACACGTTCCTTATCTACAACTGGGAACTCGGTCGGTGGGCGACGGCGGAAATCTCTTGCGAGATGGTGTTCCGTTCGCTGTCCGAAGGTTACACGCTTGAAGACCTGGATTCGATAAACTCAAGCCTGGACGCGCTTCCTTTCTCGCTCGATTCTCGGGCATGGACTGGCGGGCGCATTCTGCTTTCTGCGTTCAATACGGATCACAAACTTTCCTATCTCAACGGCTCCAATCTGGAGGCCACGCTTGAGACTGGGGAATTTTCCGGCCCGGACGGAAGACGGATATTCGTCACCGGGATTCGCCCGATTGTCGATGGCGGCACGATCACCGCCTCGGTAAGGCACAGGTCAACGCCTCAAGCCGCCTTGACGACGGAAGCGGCTGCTTCGGCGGGGGATGATGGGGTGTGTCCGTTCCGGGTATCGACGCGGTACGGAAGGGCGCGAGTGTCTATCGCGGCGGGCGGCTCCTGGTCGCATGCCCAGGGTGTGGAGCCCAGGTTCAAGCTTGAGGGCTTGCGGTGAGCGGGTTTCCCGGTTGCCCGCCGGATGCGGGTAGCGATTCCCCGGCTTCGTTAAGGCAGCACCAAAGGCAGATCGCCTCTGTCGTCAACCGCATGAACGGCGGGAAGATCAACGCCACGGGAACGGTGACGCTGACGGCTTCCACGACGACCACGACATTGACGGATGCCCGGCTTAGTTCCGATTCCGTCGTTTTGTTCGATCCAAAGACGGCCAACGCCGCAACGGAGTTGTACGGGGCGTCGATGTACGTCCTGACGGCCAACCGTGGGAAAGGCTCTTGGACGATTACCCACGCCAACAATTCGCAGACAGACCGAACCTTCGCTTACGCAATCATCGGGTGACGAAATGATGCCCTACAGACGGGTTTTGCCGTACCTCGCGCCTCCTGCAATCAATGTCAGCGCACCGCAGGGCGGTGGCGGGGGGATGCCTCAAGGGTCTATCGCCACATCGGATCGTCCTCCGCAGCAGCAACAGCAATCGCCGCTTGGGGGAATGAACGGCTTGGGCGGGGGGTTGGGCGCCGCGCTTATGCAGCAGAACGCGGCGAAGGCCGGATATATGAATTTGCCGTCCTCGATGTTTTCGCTCGGCGGTGCCGGCGGCGGACTGGCCGCTTCTCCATCTACCTACGCGCCGATGGCCGGTGGTCTTCTTGATACGGCCGCGCTTGGGAATATCGCCTCCACATCACCAGAGGCCGCCGCTTACATGATGGGCGGCGAGGGTCTTTTGCAGTCCGCGATGCTTGGTGGCGCGCTCGATGCGGGCAGCGCGGCCGGTATTGGCTCGCTCGCTGGTGGTTCTCTCGGGGCCGGGTTGTTCGATCTTGGCTTGCTCGGCGGGGCTGGTGGGGCCGGTCTATTGAGCGCAGGCGCATGGACGATGCCCGAATGGCTCCCCGCTTTGGCGGTGATGCTCTGAGCGTCCTAGAGGGCGTTCCATACGGCAAGATCGAAAGCGTTTGGCGGGACATCGAGCCGCTTGTCCGAAGCGTTACGGACAAGTCCCTCGGCAACTACACACCGGAAGACATTTATGTGTCCCTGATCGAACGGGACATGCAGCTTTGGGTATCCCGAAACGACGGGAAGATCGAAGCAATCTGCGTCACGCGGATCGACGTGGCGCCGAACATCAAGACGTGTGCGATTCCCATTATCGCCGGGAGCAACCGCGAACACTGGCTTGACTTTGTGGACACGATTTCGGCTTGGGCGAAATCCCAGGGGTGCCAAGCACTCGACGGGTTTTTCCGCGACGGCTGGAAACGGGTTTTGAAGGATCAAGGCTGGTCCCTCGGTTGGACCTTTGCGAGGAAATGGATATGAACGAATGGCGTAAGCGACCGCTGGACCTTGGCGATCTTCCCGAAGGTCGCGGCTGTTTCCTTGGCGGCGGTGGTGGTGGTGGGGCTCCCGCGCAGACCACGACGGTCCAGAAGTCCGATCCGTGGTCCGGTCAACAGGATTACCTAACGGACGTTTTCAAACAGGCGCAGACACAAGCCGACGCGCCTATGGAGTTCTACTCCGGGCAGACGTTCGCGCAGCCTTCAGCGGAAACGAATATCGCCCTGAACGCGCAGACGCAACGCGCCATGATGGGCTCTCCCCTCACGGGCGCGGCGCAGAACCAACTGACGAAGACGATGGCCGGGGATTACCTCTCCGCCGGCAACCCGTATTTCTCCCAAATGGCCGACAGCGTTTACAACCAAGTCGCGCCCAGGGTGAACGCGAATTTTTCCAAGGCCGGTCGGTATGGATCGGGAGCGCACCAGGGAACGCTCGCCTCCGCGATGACGGACACCCTTGGACAGTTGGCCTATCAGAACTATGGCGACGAGCGAACGAAGCAGCTTCAGGGAATGATGTTCGCCCCGCAGATGGCGCAGCAGGATTATTTCGACATCGCGAAGCTGGCGGAAACCGGCGCGGCAAGGGAAGACCTGTCGCAACAGAAGATCAACGAGGACATTGCCCGGTTCAACTTCGGCCAGCAGGAGCCATGGCAGCGCCTGAATGCCTACGCCAACCTCGTTCAAGGTCATTACGGCGGGACAAGCCAGGGAACGGGAACGCAGACCATGCCGCCCCGTTCAATCGGTGCTGGAATGTTGGGCGGCGCCGCTGCGGGTGGTGGCTTGGGTTATCTCCTCGGCCCGTCGCTCGGTCTTTCCTCGGGCATGAGTGGTCTTGGCGGGGCCGGTCTCGGCGGCCTCATGGGCCTGTTGTAAGGAGGGGGCGATGGCAGGACTTCTTGACGCCT